ATATAGCAAATAGTCAAACACCATATATTGCTAACGCAAGAAACCCATTCACATATAGGAACCCTGTAAACGGTCAACAACCTTATATTGCAAATAGTCAAAGTCCATTCACATATCCTGCGAATGCTCAAAATCCATTTACATATCAAGCAAGGTCACCGTTCACATATCGTGTTCCATATATTGCAAACGCAAGACAACCTTATATCGCAAATGCGAGAACGCCTTTTACATATAACGCAAGGACTCCATTTACATATAACGCAAGAACACCGTTTACATATAACGCAAGATATCCTGCAAATGCAAGGTATCCTGCGAATGCTCAACAACCGTCTTCAACCCAAGTTCGTTCACCGTTCACATATCAACATAGATTCCCTTCAGAATATCCATTTGGTTTTGGTGGTGGTGGCGGTGGTTGCTTTGTCGCTGGAACTCAAGTTTGGATGGCAGACAACACGCATACCAATATTGAAAATGTTGTAGTAGGTGATTCAGTAATGACATTTGACTTTAATCATGGTAAACTAATGCCACAAAATGTTATGTCCCTCATGGTTCCTAGAGAAGGTATCAGGGTATTTAATGTTGAATTGTCTAATGGTAAAACACTAGGTGTAACAGGTGGTCACCCAATACATACGGATTCAGGTTGGAAATATGCGAATCAGGTAGAATGGGAAGCAGAAAAAGAAGAATTTGATTGGGGAATAGACTTTGAAGGTCAACTCCAAGAAGGTGATAAGGTATTCTCCGTTGATGACGAAGAAGTAACAGTAAAATCAATAGTGGATAATGGAAGTGCTACGGTGTATCATTTATCTGAAGTAGAACATACTAAGACATACTTTGTAGAAGGTATATTAGTACATAACGGTTTCCATGAGAAACGATAATGAGGAGTAAATAATGCCACAGGGTAACATGAGGCTTCCGCTGGTTGCAAATGCACAACAGCCGTCTATTGGCAGTTCAAGGTCACCGTTTACCTATAGGGTTCCGTTTACTTATCGTGTTCCTTATATTGCGAATGCTAGACAACCTTATATTGCGAATGCAAGACAACCATATATTGCAAACGCAAGACAACCGTTTACATATAACGCAAGAACGCCTTTTACCTATAATGCAAGATATCCTGCAAATGCTAGACAACCTTATATCGCAAATGCGAGACAACCGTTTACTTATCAAGCACCTGCAAGACAACCTAACACTTATAGTAATAGGTCACCATTTACATACAGAAACCCTGTGAACGGTCAACAACCATTCACTTATCAGAATAGACAACCTGGCACATATGCGAGACAAGGACAAACTCCGTTTACATATCAAAACAGACAACCTGGCACATATGCACGTCAAGGTCAAACTCCGTTTACATATCAAAACAGACAGCCAGGAACATATCAAAGAACAGGTCAAACTCCGTTTACATATCAAAACAGGCAGCCAGGAACTTATGCTCGACAAGGTCAAACACCAGTTATTAGGTGGGATAACACATTATCTCAACAATGGCCTGCAACACCTGTATCTAGTTAAAAAGAGGAGTCTTAGGACTCCTTTTTTACACTCCTAAATATTGACAAGGAAATATATTATGTTAGATAAAATCAAAACTCTAGAAGAAGCAAAATCCCTAATCACCAAAGAAACCATGGAGACCTTTCACCTTGGTTCTCTTAATATTGGTGAGACTCATGACCCGTCATACGAAATTATGAAATGGGCATTTGAAGAGATTCTTCCACCTTTAAAGATTTTTAACTGGGGTGAAATAGAACAAACAAGAAGAGATAAAAAATTTATGGGATTCAATGGGTTGCAGAATAAATCTGTACCTTATCATGCATTTCTTAATCATGGGTATTCAAGTTTGGTAATGACCGACCACCACGCAGGATTTGGATTTCAAAAAAATGGTGAAGATGCAGACATTACAAGTTCTGTTATGAATCTTCGTCCTTCACAAAAAGGTGACCCTGTAACCAAAGAACTTCTTGGTTCTAACTATTACCATGGTGCAAAAGCACATTGGTTAATACAAAGTATTAAAGAAGAAGGTCTTTGGGCACCAATCCAAGGATACACCCAAGAAATTAATGGACTATTACAGTTTGTAATTCACCCAGGCTCTGTTCGTTCTTGTGTATTTGAAGAAATGGAAAATGAAGATATGGAGTGTATGATATGGGATAAAACGGGTGCATTAGAACACTTACCTAGTGCTTCATTTGATAATGTTTTAGAATACTGGGGTTATAAACTAGACCAAAGAGGTAAACATAAAAACATATCGTTCTTATTATGCAGAGGTGTAATAGAATGGCAAACAGATTTAGCAGAACTTGGATTTAGAGACGAAGTATTTAAGTTCAACAGAAAGGTTCATGAACTTACTGCAGGTAAACCATTGTCTATTTACATTGGATATGATAGTACAATGAATGACTTGGAAGGAGTATGTGAAAAGTCAATAAGAGAAACTATTAAAAATTCGCATTTTACTGGAAGTGGTGGTGAGTATCAAAAAATTCACCCTGTAATTAAAATGCTTGACATTTCTAAACTTCCCGACTATAATAGGGAGTACGCAAATCAAAGTACTGAATTTACATACAGTAGATTCTTAATTCCATATCTAGAAAATTACGAAGGTTTCAGTCTATTCATAGATAATGATTTTATATTTAAGAAGTCATTACTACCCATGTTCTATTATCTGAATCCTAATGATGCAGTTGCTTGTATCAAATATCCACATTACGAACATGATGCAACCAAGTTTGACGGAGAAGTTAATATTGACTATCCATGTAAACTATGGTCGTCTATGATGTTTTTTAATAACAGTCATGAAGACTGTAAAAAGTTGACACCCGAAGTTGTTAACACTTGGACTGGGAAACAACTACATCAGTTTGAATGGACTGATAAAATATCCGAAATACCTCAGAAATATATATTTGTGGAAGGTTATGACAATCCTGAAGATAAATGGGATTACACTGGAATTCATTACACTAGGGGCGGCCCGTGGATAGATGGAATGGATTTTTCGTCAATAAATAACCTTGAAGTGTACCATAAGTACAAAAACCTCTATGACTCCACGAAATAATGTGGTATAATAGAAAGATTATAGGAAAATAATTATGAATGAACAAAGAAATGCACTAGTATTTACTGAACAAGGAAACCTCTTTGTCAGAAAACCCAATGGGTTAGAATACGAATTTGAAAATGTTGATAGACCTGAATTAGGTTTTGAATATGATGTATTAGTATATGACGATGTCGAAGTTAAAATCATGAAATGGAACAGTGAAGTTAATTTTGATATGCAGGAAAAAACCAATCTTTCTGATGCAGAAAAACAAATGATTGAACAGTATATTGATAATTCAGAACCACCTATGGGTATAAGTTTAAATGGTCAAGTAATCCAAAAACTATATGACAAGGTAAATGAGTATGTATCAGAGTCTTTAGATTTACATGGTTTTAATGATTTAGCAGAAGTTGCTTTTGCAGGTAGAGAGGGTTCTAATCACCCACATAGGTCTAATGCAAGACGTGTAATGGAGTACGGTGATGCAGTTTATAATATCTTAGACCAAATCACTGCAGAAATTATTGCAACTCGTGAAGATATAGTAAAGCCTGTGGAAGAGTATTCACAACATATACCTATGCCATCAGGTATACCCGACCACCAAAATAGGGCATAAATGGAAATCGTTTATATAGACGAACCATTTAAAATACAAGACTTTCCATTAAAAAAAGTATATGTATTGGACAATTGGTTAACACAACCTCTTCATTATTTTTATGATAATGAGATTACTGTGTCTAATATATGGAGTAAAACCAATCAAGTCAGAAGTCGTTCTTCTACAGGTTTACCACACCATAGTTTTTGGGGTGCTGGGTTTTATGAAGGGCATGATTGCAAAAAAAGACAAGATATGGAAACGTCCTATACATGGTTTACACGTTATCTAGATAGACGATTGCAAACAGAGTTTGGTTTTAAATGGGTAAGGTTTCAATATGCAGGTTTGAATTCACAAACCCAAGGACTACAAGGAACTACTCATAAGGATTGTGCAGATGAAGATGATTGGAATCTATCCTTTTTGTATTATCCTAATAGATATTGGAATCCTTCTTGGGGTGGAACTTTAAGATTATATGATAAAGAACAACAAGGTTTAGACGGAAGAGAGGAACATATTAAAAATCATCAGATAGGTGAGATTGAGTTTAAACCAAATAGGTTAATTATGTTTGACGGTAGAATACCACACGGTGCAGATGCACCCGACCCAAGTGCAAGATATATGGATAGAAGGTCTTTAGTGATTCGTGGTGATGAAGTTAGACTGGAAGAAGAAGGAGAAAACTATTATGCCAACGATAGACTTTCAAACATACAGTGAAGACACAATAAAGAACTTTAAACCAGTTCTTGCGAAATCAGTTCAACCCGATTGGTGGAAAAAAGCAAAAGTTGTTGAAGTTGTAAATGGAACTATCTGTAAAACAATTCGTTCATGTCCTGCAATGCAAGACTGGTTATCATCAGGTTATCTAATTCTTGCAAATAGGGACATATATGTTAAAAATGGTGTAACTGAATTTGATGACGGAGACAAACAGTATCAAACTCAAGATTTAAAAATAGATGAAATAGACCACTATGCATCACAAACACACCCTACAGTTCAGTTTCATGATGCATTTAATTATATGGATAAAAGTGATGCACCCATTAAAGATGCATTTAAGATGACTAATCCATGGTGTATTAAAACACCACCAGGCTATTCTTGTTTTTACTTAGACCCGTTTTTGTTTCAGAATGATTATTTTGCAACATGGCAAGGTATTATAGATACAGATAGGTTTAATGTCAATAAAGACAACTCACAAATTATATTCTACCCTAAAGTAGACCATTCCTTTGTAATTCCAAAAGGTACACCTATGGTACAAATCATTCCTTATAAAAGAGAAGAGTGGGTTGCAACATATCAATTAAAATCTCATAAGTCATATATTGAAAACTTGTCCGAGTATACCTCAGAGAATGAAAATAAAACAATGGCAGAACTTTCTAGAACAGGATTTGCAGACGAACTACATAAGGCAGGCCCGTACAAAAGAGCAAAAGTATGGACACCTAAACATAAAGATTTTAAAGAAGATGTTACAGAATGTCCTTTTGACCCTAAGACTGGTAAATTGAAACCTGAATACGAGGATTTCCGAGATGGCAGTTAGAGCATTATTTCCAACATTTATTTTTCATAGAAATTTTAATCAAGAAAATTTAGGAGAAAGAGGATACTCTAAAGAATATTCTGTAATGTTAAGAGATGAAATGGACGCTATGAGACGAAGAGACCCAGTTGGTAGACAACTCTCTAATCAATATACTGGTTGGCAATCTAATGACGGTTGTGAAAGTAATCCAACTTTTCAAAAGTGTATGAATAGAATACACCAATTCTTTAGTGATGAAGTGTTACCTTTTCATGGATTAGACCCACAATTAGTTAAGGTTGAAATTAGTAATTCTTGGGCAAATATTAATGACAAAGGAGCTTGGAATGCACCACACTTACACAATGGTTGTTGGTATAGTGGGGTTCTGTATATCCATGCAGACGGAGACGAAGGTCGCCTAACTATGATTGATACAATGCCTAAGGTTGTTTCAGACTTCCCTGCAAGTGAAAGAACACCTACTTCATTTCCTTTTGAACCTATAACGGGTGAATGTATACTATTTCCAAGTGGTGCTATGCATATGGTTGAACCCAATCCAACCGATAAAGAACGTTATAGTATTTCGTTTAACACTTATATGCAGTACAACACCCCAGGCGCAAATATGGGTGTAACCGAAAACTACGATAGAGATGAATTTTTATTTGATTTAGATGAAAAGGGTAATCCAATCAGATAGTCAGATGTTCTAAATAGTACTATGGAAATTATCATAGACGCTCATATTATTTGGAATGTTATCTTAACTCTTATCTTAGCACCTATTGGTTTTTTGGTAAGAAATATTGTAGCAGAACAACAAAGATTATCAATACTAATCAATAGAACTAGAGAAGAAGTAGCTAAAGATTATGTTACTAGAGACCAAATAGAAAAGGATTTCCAACGTTTAATAGATTCAATCGAAAGAATAGACGAAAAAATAGATAGACTCCAATCTAAGACTTACTTCCAAGAATAGGTTCCCAAACGTTATAAATAGTAATAGTTAAGATTATTACTACTGGAAACTATTATGGCAGCACCTAATTCAAAGGCAACATTTAAAGAATACATCAAGAGAGCATTAGGAGCTCCTGTTGTAGAAATTAACATCGATGACGACCAATTGGACGATAGAGTTGATGAAGCACTGCAGTATTTTCGTGAGTTCCATTACGATGGAAGTATAAAAACCTATCTAAAACATCAAATCACTCAAGCGGAAATAGATTCATTTAAAACAAATGAAACACACGCAGCTGCGACAACTGGAACACAAGCAATCGCAAACCAAACTTACGGAGAAGGTAAGAATTATATAACACTACCCGAACACGTTCTTTCAGTAATTAACCTATTCCCTTTCTCAAGTGGAACACAATCTAATATGTTTGATTTACAATATCAACTTAGATTGAATGACTTATGGGATTTAACTTCGACAAGTGTTTTGTATTACTCACAAGTACAATCACACCTTGCACTATTGAATCAAATGTTAGTGGGTCAGATACCTATACGTTATAATATGCATTCTAATAGACTTTACATTGATTATAATGCATCAAAACTTTCTAAAGACGAGTGGATAATTATAGAATGTTACAGGAAAATAGACCCAAATGATATGACAGATGTCTATAACGATATGTGGTTAAAGAAATATGCAACTGCAAAAGTTAAATATCAGTGGGGTGAAAATCTTGCAAAATTCCAAGGTATACAATTACCAGGCGGAGTGACACTTGATTCTGAAAGAATGAAAACTGAAGCACAAGAAGAAATCACAAGACTAGAGGAAGAATCAAGGTTAAACTACGAAATGCCTGTAATGGACATGATGGGATAGAGTCATGGCGACTAACGTATTTTTTAACCACGCAGTAAACACCGAACAACATCTTTACGAAGATTTAGTTGTAGAATCCTTACGAATGTATGGACATGAGTGTTTCTATTTACCTAGAGAAGTTGTAGAAGAGGATACAATCCTTAACGAAGACGTTCAATCTAGATTCGGTGATGCATATTCAGTGGAAATGTATATTGAAAACGTGGAAGGATTTGAAGGAGAGGGAGACCTCATGTCTAAGTTTGGTGTCTCAGTTAGGGATACTGCAACCTTTGTATTATCATTAAGAAGTTGGGAAAGATTTATATCCCTAGACTCTAACCTTGCAACGTCCTTAAGACCTAACGAAGGGGATTTAGTTTATTTCCCTATGAGTGGTTCAATGTTTGAAATCAAATTTGTAGAACATGAAAACCCATTCTATCAAGTTGGAAAACTATTTGTATTCAAATTACAATGTGAATTGTTCGAATATAGTGGAGAAGACTTTGATACTAACGTTACAGATATTGACCTAATAGAAGACGAACAAGCATACTACATAGACTTGACAATGGCTGCTGGTGGTTCAGGAAACTATGTGAACAATGAAAATATTACACTAAGTAGTGTAGTGGTTGGTGAGGTAATCTCATGGAACCCTGTAACTAGGAATTTAAGAATTAGAGATAACACGAAAACACTTGTAGTTGGAGATGTCTTGGTTGGTGCAGACGGTAATGCATCGCATACTATTTCGAGTATTGTAGACGTAATGACTATGGGTAATGACGGAACTGCAGACAACTTAGACTTTGAAACTAAAGCAGACGGTTACTTGGATTTCTCAGAGACTAACCCATTTGGAGAGGTAACATAATATGATAGAAAAAATAATTGCAGAAGTAGTTGGTTGTGACCAAGATTTAGTTAAAGAAGATTCAAACTTTGTAGAAGATTTGGGTTTTGATTCATTAAACGTAGTTGAATTGGTAATGCAAATCGAAGAAGAATTCGATATGGAAATACCTGATGATGATGCAGAAAACCTACTAACAGTGAAAGACCTAAAAAATTATGTTGAGGATTATGCATAATGTTCGGTACACACTTTTATCATGAGACAATTAAACGAAGTGTATCTATCTTTGGTACACTCTTTAATAATGTCACGATTAAAAAAATCAAAGCAGACGGGACTGTTCTTGCACAACAGATAGTTCCTATATCATATGGGCCAAGACAAAAGTGGTTAGCGAGACTTAACGAAGAACCTAATTTAAGTGATAACAATAGAAGTGCAATTAGTCTACCTAGACTTGCATTTGAAATTACTGGATTTCAATATGATGCAGATAGACAACAAAACAAATTAATTAAGACAACCAAAGGTGGACTTAATGCAGATAAATCAAATCGAGGATTCCAGTACGCACCTGCACCATATACAATAAGTTTTACACTTAGTGTTCTTGCGAAACAAGCTTCAGACGGACTTCAAATCGTAGAACAAATACTTCCTTATTTCCAACCTGAATATACAGTATCAATGAAAATGATAGATGATATGAGTGAAGTAAGAGACGTACCAATTACACTTACAGGTGTTGAAATGACCGACACTTATGACGGAGAGTTTACAGAAAGAAGGGTTATAGAACATACACTTACTTTTGATATGAAAGTATACTTCTTCGGCCCAATCTACAACGGTAAGATTATTAAGAACGTTATTGAAAGAACATACATTAATCCTGATGTTACTAAAGGATTCTCAACTACTCAAATAGACGAATCGGGTCTTGTTAAAGAGGTTAAACACTATGAACCTGCATTCGGTGAGGTTGCAAACGTGGTTAATAACTCTGCAAATGTGACTTTTGATACTGCAATAAATAGTTCTATAAGTACTGGGGACGAAGTGTTCGATACAGGTAATTCAACGAATCCAACAATTAGTGCGATTGGTAGTGATAAGAAGTCTGTAACATTATCAAGTGCGATTACACTTGCAAGAAAAACAACACTTAAGTTTGTTGGTTCTGTTGACCCTGAAGATACATTCGTAGTTGCAGAAACAGTAAACTTCTATGATGACGGAACAGGTAAAACATACTCAGACAATAAGACTGAAGATGAGAGTTAAATTATGGCAAAAGATATTGATTCAAAACTAGATGATATCCTAGATATCGGAACTAATATACAAAAAGAAACCAAAGTAGTTAAACTACCTGCTCGTCAAGAGTCGGTTGATAATGATTACAAATATGGTCGTGAGACTCTTTACAATCTTGTAGAACGAGGACAAGATGCAATAGACGGTATATTAGACTTATGTAAGGAAACAGAACACCCTCGTGCATATGAAGTTGCAGGACAACTTATCAAAACAGTTGGTGATACTGCAGAAAAACTTTTAGACTTACAAAAGAAAGTCAAAGAATTGGAGTCAGAAAATCCAAATCTAAAAACACAACACAATCATCTATATGTGGGTTCCACTTCAGATTTACAAAAATACTTGAAGAAAAATAAAGAATAATGACCGATGCGAAAAATGAAGGGTATCTAGGTAATAACCTTATCAAGAGAGCTGGAATTGATATCCAGTATACCGAAGAAGAATTAAACGAATACATTAAGTGTTCAAAAGACCCTATACACTTCATAGAAAATTATACACAAATCATATCACTTGACGAAGGTATGGTTCCGTTTAAACTCCGTGGATACCAAGATAAACTAATTAAACACTACGATTTAAATAGATTTAACGTAGTTCTTGCTTCACGTCAAAGTGGTAAATCAATTACTTCGTGTGCGTACTTGATATGGTACTTACTATTTCACCCCGAAGTCACTGTTGCTATACTTGCAAACAAAGGTGCAATCGCAAGGGAAATGGTATCTCGTATTGTAACTATGTTGGAGTCAGTTCCATTCTTTTTACAGCCAGGGGTTAAGATTTTAAACAAGGGTTCGATAGAATTTGCGAATGATAGTAAACTGGTCGCAGCTGCCACGTCTTCGAGTTCGATTCGTGGTCTTTCAATTAACTTACTATACTTGGACGAGTTTGCATTCGTAGAAAATGCAGAAGAATTCTATACTGCGACATATCCCGTTGTTACATCGGGTAAAGAAACTAAGGTTATTATTACCTCTACTGCAAATGGTGTGGGTAATATGTTCTATAAGATATATGAAAGTGCAGTACATAACCAATCGGAATATAAATCGTTTACAATTAATTGGGACGATGTACCAGGCAGAGACGAGAAGTGGAAAAAGGAAACTATTGCAAACACTTCCGAAACTCAGTTTGAACAAGAGTATGGTAACTCATTCTTGGGTACTGGTAATACACTTATAAGTTCTAACTGTTTATTGGGTATGAGAGCATTAGATGCAGAATGGGGTAAGGAAGACTTCTCCATGTATAAACAACCCATAGAAGGACATACATACGTTTGTACGGTTGATGTTGCAAAAGGTAGGGGTATGGACTACTCAACATTTACTATGTTTGATACCTCAGTACAACCTTTTGAACAGGTTGCAACATATAGAAACAGTATGATATCACCCATGTTATTACCCGACATTGTCAATAAGTATGCAAGTGCGTACAATAAAGCATTAGTAATTATTGAGAATAATGCAGAGGGAAGTATGGTTGCAACACAACTACACTTCGACATAGAATATGATAATGTCTTTGTTCAAGGACAAACCAAGACTGAAGATATTGGTGTAACTATGAACAAAAAGATTAAAAGAATAGGTTGTTCTACTCTTAAAGAGTTATTAGAGGAAAATAGACTCACTTTATGCGATAGAAACACCATTACTGAGCTTATGACATTCATAAATAAAGGTATGTCGTTTGAAGCCGCAAAAGGGTATCATGATGACTTAGTAATGAATTGTGTGTTATTCAGTTGGTTTGTAACTACTGAATATTTTCACCATTTAACTAATCACCAAATTAAAGACCTTTTGTATTCAGAACAACAAAAATTAATAGAAAACGACTTATTACCAGCAGGTATCTTTGGAAGTGGTAATCAAACCCCCGAAGCTACTTCTTTCGTAGATAATGAAGGAGATAGGTGGTATGTTAAAGGAACATAAATAAAAGACAAATGTAATATGGTGTTGTTAGATACTGTATTGTTATAAATAAAACAGTAAACAATAACTTTTTACATTAACAGGAGAAAAGTATGGCATTTCAAGTATCACCAGGCGTTCAGGTCAACGAGATTGACTTAACAAATGTTGTACCAGCAGTTTCAACAACAACTGGTGCATTCGCTGGTTCATTTCAATGGGGCCCTGTTGATGAAGTAATAACAGTTTCAGATTCAAAGGGTTTGGTAGACACATTTGGTAGTCCTGCAAATACAGATGCAGGTGCTGAGGATTTTTACACAGCAGAATCTTTC